TATATAGCTGTGGATGGTTTGCTCCCAAGGAACAGCCGGCCGTCTACGATTTGCCGAATTCTTTCTATGACGACATGGGTCTTCCAAGAGAGTATCGCACCAGCTATTTTTATGTGCCTCGCACAGAAGCCGCCAAACTCCTTGCAGCAAAATACGAGGGGCGAGCCTATATCGTCGTGCACCAGCAATCATCCGTGCAAAAACTTCCAATCGTGGCTACGCTTCGTGCAAAAGGCGAGACTCGTCTCATCTTGGACCTGAATGAGAACCACTATTCACGAGACCATCCTGATTGGGAGCTTGCAGAGGCTGTTGTAAATAAGCCTATTATTGACTACACCTTCTTGATAGAGGGCGCAAAAGAACTCCATATGATTGAGTCGTCGCTTTATTGTCTGGCCTCGCATCTGAATCTTTCCGCGGTGGAGAAAAGAGTCTGCTACGAGCCCTGGGGGGAGAACGCGGAGCGTCTCGGTATCTTTACAACGGGCGAAAAACTACTAACTGCGCCCCCAGGGGCCTAAGAAACATCTGGGGTGTGTCTAGTAACATGTCTCTTGTTGCAATCATAACTGGAATAACAGGACAGGATGGTTCCTATTTGGCCGAGCTCCTTTTGAAAAAAGGGTACAAGGTTCTAGGTCTAGTCCGCAGATGTTCCATGAACAATAATACATGCAATATTACGCACCTTCTTTCTGACCCGGCTTTGAAATTACACTATGGTGATATTACAGACGCATCTTCTATTCGGACTATCTTATCTGCTGCTACAGAGTTGAATCCTTCGCGTATAGAGGTGTACAATCTGGCCGCACAGAGCCAGGTACAGCGTTCTTTTGAGATGCCAGAGTATACTTTACAGGTGGATGGGGCAGGTGTCCTTCATCTTCTAGAGGCCATTCGCCTCTCTCCTCTAAAGGAGCGTATCCGATTTTACCAGGCGTCTACGAGTGAACTCTTTGGAAGAGCACAGGAGGTTCCTCAATCAGAGAAGACCCCATTTTATCCGCGGACCCCGTATGGAGTCGCGAAGCTCTATGGATTCTGGATAACGAAGAATTATCGTGAATCGTATGGACTCTATGCTCTAAATGGGATTTTGTATAATCACGAGTCACCTAGGCGCGGAGAGGATTTCGTTACGCGCAAAATCACGAAGGCAGTCACGGCTATCCGAGATGGGAAGCAGGAGTCACTCTCAATAGGGAACCTGGATGCTCGGCGGGACTGGGGGCATGCGCGAGATTATGTTGACGCTATGTGGAGAATGTTGCAGGCCGATGAGCCGAGAGATTGGGTGGTTGCAACGGGTGAGTCACGGTCTGTGAGAGAGTTGGTGGAGACTGCTTTCAAGTATGTGGGAATATCCATTGTCTGGAAAGGGACAGGTGTAGAGGAGACGGGTCTATGTGCCTCTACAGGAAAGGTAGTGGTCCGTGTAAATCCAGCCTTTTTCAGGCCGGCCGAGGGGGACCACCTCATAGGCGATTCTACTGCGATTCGGACCGCTCTTGGCTGGCGTCCTATGACCTCTTTTCATGAGCTCGTAAAAGAAATGATTGACGCCTAGAGGGGGTCTATGCTCCTATCAAGTACTAAGGTAAATACAGGGAGGCTTAAAGTTTCGCTGTTAACCTTAAAATTGAGTTCAGCCCGCGGCTTGTCCGCGGGTACTTAGAAACCATTTACCCATTCAGAGAAGAGAGAAATGTCCCGTGGACTTGTGAGGCCAGATTCAGATATTCAACCTATTGTTGGTATTCAGTTCGGCATTTTCAGTCCTGAGGAGATTGAGAAGCGCTCTGTTGTGGAAATTACTCGTTCAGACACTTATGATGGAAATGAGCCACACATTGGCGGCCTCTTTGACCCACGCATGGGTGTGCTAGACAATGGAAAAACATGTCGTAGTTGCGGACAGACGAATCATGGGTGCCCCGGTCATTTCGGTCACTACAAACTCGCACGACCAGTCTATTTCATCCAGTTCTTTCCCTATATTCTGAATGTGCTGAATTGTATTTGTGTTCGCTGTTCCAAGCTCCTCATTGACAAGGAGTTACACAAGAGCATCGTGAAACGCAGGGGTGAGGCCAGATGGCGTGCAGTGCTAAATGCATGTGGAAATGTGAGGCGCTGTGGGCAAGAGACAGAGGATGGATGTGGTGCCCTGAAGCCTGACCGCTACACGAAAGATGGCATTGCTCGTATTACTGCAGAGTGGAACAAAGTAGTTGGGCAGGCGCAAGTGGAGGATGGTATGGGTACCCAACAAGAGAAGTCAGTGAAACAGGTGCTAGAAGTGGAATATGTTCTCCGCCTTTTCAGGCGCATCACGGATGAGGATGTGGACTTCATGGGTCTCAATCGCTTCTGGTGCAGGCCTGACTGGATGATTTGCAGTGTGATACCTATCCCCCCTCCTCAGGTGCGGCCCAGCGTGATTCAGGACAACAACCAGCGCTCTGAAGATGACCTCACACACAAGCTATCTGAGATTATTGCGACAAACAAGCGCCTACAGGACAAGATTTACAACAACGCACCAAAGAACCAGATTGAGGACGAACACACTGTTCTCCAGTACCATGTGGCGACGCTGGTGGACAACCAGATTCCTGGCGTGGCCCCGTCGGCCCAGCGCTCAGGCCGACCTCTCAAGTCCGTGCAGCAGCGTCTGGGCTCAAAAGAGGGTCGTATCCGCTACAACATTCAGGGAAAGCGCGTGGAATTCTCTGCGCGTTCCGTCATTACGCCGGACCCGAACCTCTCTATCGCGGAACTCGGTGTGCCCATCAAGATTGCAATGAATCTGTCCGTGCCTGAGAAGGTGACGCCGTATAACAAGATGCAAATGTATAAACTGATTCAAAATGGTGCTGATAAGTACCCCGGAGCGAAGACTATCGTGAAACCTGATGGGCGTATGATATCTCTGAAGCATGTGAACACGAAGGAAATCGTGCTGAAGGTGGGGGATGTGGTGAATCGCCATTTGGCGGATGGGGACATCGTCCTCTTCAACCGTCAACCCACTCTTCACCGCATGTCTATGATGGGGCATCGTGTGAAAGTGCTGCCATATAATACGTTCAGGTTGAACGTGTCGGTCACAGCGCCGTATAACGCCGATTATTAACGGGAATACGCTTAAAGAATTATTACTCTATTCTAATAGAAAGGAGAATGGAGTTTGGATTTATATATTGTATAAAGTGCAACACAACTGGTAAATGTTATATAGGACAGGCTAAAGAATTTAAAACAAAGAATGGGCGACCATTTCGGTATGGTATTGGTGGACGATGGAGCGACCATGTTTCAAGTGCAAAGTGTGGAAGATCCACAACACCTCTCGCTGATGCAATTCGTCTTTATGGAGCAGACGCTTTTGAACTCAACGAGATTCAAAAGGCTCCTGCAGATGAGTTGGATGCACTAGAGGCGAAGTTGATTTGTGAGATGAATACGATTGTTCCAAATGGATACAACGTATCTTCCCATTCTCACAATCATTATCTCAATCCACTGTCACTTGTCTCTCATTATAAAGGGCGAGTAGCATCAGCTGTCGTACGACCTATACGTCGTGATGGTAAGTATGCGCTCGTATACGTAATGCTTAGCTTTAAAGATGAAGATACAAATTCTGAAAGAATCGTATTCGGTCAAAAGAAGGATGATACATATGAAAGGGCCCATGAAGATGCCCTATCATTTGTGAAAGCCATCGGATGTCCATTTACAGAAGAAACGTCCAATAGCCTGGACCCATTAGAAAGATATGCCTCTAAAATAAAAGAGTTTGAAGGGAAAAGTATTACGCGTGTTCGTATCACTACAGCTAGTAACCTAGTTGCAGTATATGTGACAACTGCAGATGCAAAATCCTATAAAGACCAAGTAAGAATCTGTTTTGGAGGGAAAGTTGTACCACAAGATGTGGCATATGAGCTTGCAAAACAGTTTGTAAATGCACTTTGTATAAATAAATCCATTATTCTTGAAGATAACATTCAAGGTCGGCAACAGGTGGCTGCCTCTAAGGTTGAGACTGAACCTTAGAGGGAAAACAGTGTAATCGTCTCAGTGAGTGCTGCTATTATTCATTTCTCAGCATTTGTTATATAACCACCTAGTTTCGGGGGCGCTGGACCCTCTGAAGCAAGATCCCCAAACTCAGGGAATCCCCTAAAACCAAGAGATACGAACTTGGGCGTGAAAGCGCCTGAGGGCCGCGGAGAAAGACCGCAATGGATATCGTAAAAACTCTCTTGGATGCGAGTCGGTGCTGGACCGACAAGCAATGGGCAATCCTGAACCAAGCTCCTCTGATAGCGTCTAGGCGTATGTCGTGGAGAAGGTGCAACGACTTGATGGGGGTCGGTTCTGTCTGGTGGAGGCAGGGCTTAAGGTAAAGTCTACTCCCACGTGAAAATGTGGGTCGTGACATAATTATGTCATGGTTTGATGGAGATGAAATGAACATGCACGTCCCGCAGTCATACGAGGCCTCTACGGAGCTCGCGGAGATTGCGGCGATTCCCCACCAGATTGTCACGCCGAGGCACGCGAAGCCTTTGATTGGCATTGTACAGGACACACTGGTGGGCTCTTATAGAATAACGCGACCTCACATTGAGTTTACGAGGCGCGAATTCATGAATATGATGATGTGGAACAAGCGGTTTGAGGGCGCTGTTCCTATTCCTGCTCGCGGCGGGGCCGATGGAAAGCCCCGCAGGTGGACAGGACACCAGGTCCTTTCCCAGTTGATGCCACCTATCAATCTGGAAATGGGAAATGGTCTCTACAAGGACAACAAATCTAACGACAACTTTGTGAAAATCCGCGAGGGACAAATCAGCCAAGGCATCTTTGACAAGGACATCTTCTCCAAGCCCTCCAAAGGCATCGTCC